AGTTGGCCAAAGACAGGATCCTTTCGATGCACGAAATGATCTACGGGTACCCATCTACGGATGAGGACCATCCCACTACTGGCTCTCGAGATCTTGATCTCGAAGTCGTATCGCAGTGCGCTGTCGATGACGCGCGTGAAATCGTTAAACAAAAACAATTCCAGATGACTGCGGTGACTGTTAAGGAAGCCGGTGGGAAGTGTAGAATTGCCACGAAGGCAAGTGCACCAATTGTATTCTGTGCGACTATACTTCGTCGCATGCTTTGGCCTCTTGTTGAGACTGACGATTCGCTGGACTTTGACCAGCTCGAGGGCCTGGACGTTCATGTTCCAGGCAAAACTTCTATCGAGCGGCTCCTTGGTGGCCCCGTGGGTTTCGGTAGCGCGGATCTTTCTCGCGCATCCGATTTGATGGTACATTCCATCGCCATCGAAGGAGTTTGGGAAGCTATTCGAATTTACTGTGGAATAGATCCAGGGTCTTTTCCCGATCTCCTCGCCCGTTATGTTCTCGGGCCAGCCCGGATTGAATATCCAGAGGATATTTCCAAGAAGACATCCCGTCCGAAATATGTAAATTCTCGGTCGGGGATTCCTATGGGATTGCCTTTGACTTGGATGATCCTCTCGCTTTATAATAAAGCTGTTTTGGCGCTGGCAACAAAGCGGGCAAGTGCTTTTGCCACTTTTCGAGGAGATGATATGGCGTGCTCCGCGACACCCGAGGAATTCGGGGCTTATAATAACGCGATCCAGGGAGATGGTGGCATGCCCCATGCGACCAAATCCGTTTATAGTAATGTCGGCTTTGTATTTGCCGAACAAACATACATAGTGGATACGCGAGCAGATGAAATCGGATTCCGGGAGTTGTCGTGGGAAGGTTTGGGCGGAGAGCAGGGCCTTGGTCGAATTGACAGGACACGCCGAGTAATAGGGTGTACTCGTCTGGCCGACGCTCCAGTTCGATATGCAGTACCACGTCCGAGGGCAAGGGTGCCCTGGTTTTGTACGATGGGGGTCTCCTTTCAGTCGAGCACGGTTAGATTGGCTCGACGGGATCCCACTTCGATGCGCATGTATTTGTGCGAATTTCATCGACAAAATCGGAATTATGTGCAAATTGCTCGAGATCGTGGTCTCGGGGTCTATGTACCCCGGGAACTGGGCGGTTTTGGACTGCCACATCGATGTGGCTTCGCGGCGGGTGTTAGATCCGCCAGATGGTCCCACCTCTTGATATCGCTTTGGGCGACGGGGGATAGGGACTTTCTGATCCGTGAAGGGCTCGTTTCTTTTGACCCTTTTAATTTGGACGGAAGTCAGAAGTACATCGATTCGGTTTCCCGGCGATTGAAATCGCGCGAGGAATTCCATGAAGTGGTAGTCGTTAGTGTTGATTGGCCATTCGACGAACCCCATGAAAGGGTGCGTGTCGTTCGGGAATTCAAGGCCGGGACGGCAGGGGTTTACCGTCCCTTTGTTGAAGAAGTCGCGAGAGAGGCAGCGCTGGAGCAAACCTGGATGCTCGGGTTGGGAGGTGAACCACCGAAGCGGTTCCGGGAGGTCAAAGTAACTAAAACGACTTCCCGTAATTCTCTCAGATGGCGTACTAAAATTATGACCACTCGTGTTGCCTGTGTTCCACCAGGCAGATATCCACCCAGTGTTAGGTGGGAGCGGGTCAAAAGGCCATTCAATGAGAAATTCCTTGTCTCTAGCCTGCTTAAACGCGGGCGAGACATCCTCCCATTCCTCAAGCAACGGCATGGCATTTATGTTGTGCCGGAGTTTGGGGGAAACCCCGACACCTTGCATCGTGCAACTCTCTTCTCCTTTCGGGGTCCACCAAGTAAGGCAAAGAAGCAGAGAGATGATCAGGAACCGGATGATCCCATGCAATCGCAATGGGCTTCGCGTCGGGTTGACGCGATTATGCAGCGTCCATTTTGGGACGCACGGTATGATCTTCTCGAAGCTTCCCCTTATGAGGTAGCAAGAGCAAACTTCCCTAGTGGGAGTGTTCGCTCTACG